ATGGCAGAGTTGATTATTGGGTTATCCGAGTCCAATACACAAATGAAAACGACGCTTCGATATCTTGATCAGATTCAACGTTCTACGGATCGTTTAAACCGGGTTCGTTATCAAGGATTGATCAAAGTAAACAATGAGCTGAGAATGACTGGTCGCAGACTGGAAAGTATCTACAGCACCGCAGTACGTTTGAGTCGATTGCGAATCACACCGAGGATTGGGTTGGATGATCAGCTAGGTCCAGCTTTGGATCGTGCATTGATCAAACTGAACAGCTTCCGGAATCAGCTAGTGAAGGCTTCGGGAACGGTAACGGTCGAGGTAAAGCAGAAGGTTGAAGTGGCGATGGGGAAAATGACCCCGGCAAGTGCCTCTTCCATGTCCGTTGTTATTGGGAGCAACAATACCAATACCACGATTAATAATGTTACTAGTGTGGCTAAAGAAGAGGATAAGGCGTGGTGGGAATATGTCGACACAGGATTAAATATTGCTAATAATTTTACTGATTTATTCGGTAAGGGTATAAAAGTGAAAGAATGGTGGTCCGGTCGAAAAGATAAAAAGAACAAAGCTGCTAATCCCAGTGCAAGTACGGAAGCTGCAGAGGGTACAAAACGCAATCGTCGCATTCGCTCCAGCTCCAGTGCAGGGGGAGAAACATCTCAAAATACAGCTACTCGCAGAGTGGGCGGTGGAAGAGGCCGAAGAGGCGGGGGGTCCAGAGCTTCTACTCCAGCATCTGTGCCAACTCCGAAAGTAGCGGAGATTATTACAGATACGTCAAACCGGACATTCAGAGAATCCTTGGATATGGAGAGAAACCGAAACCGGAGAATCGGCGGCAGAAGATCCAATCTAATTTCTGGATTTATGTCCTCCTCACCAATGGGAATGTCGAATCTCTTTTCGGGAGATGGCATGTTAGGCAAGTTGGGTGGTGGCTTTGCCAAAGGAGCCAAGAGATTGCTCGGTCCAATCAGCATGTTGGCGGATGTCGCTAATATCGCGAGTGCACCTGCCGAGGAAAGAGGACGGGCTGTTGGTAACATGATTGGCGGAACGGCGGGTACGGCGATTGGTAGCGCCATTGGCAGTTTTATTTTGCCGGGAATCGGTACGGTTATTGGCGGTGCAGTTGGTGGTTGGGCTGGTGGTGAAGTAGGAGGCTGGATTGGTGATAAGGCCAAGGATATCGGTAACTTTGTATCTAATGCCTCGGAAGGGTTAGGTAACGCGTTATCGGGTGCTGCTGACTTCGTCTCTGAGAAAACAAAGAGTCTCACGGAGGGGATTTCTAATTTCTTCGGTTTTGGTTCGAACAAAGAAGAGCAGACCACTCCGGCTGCAACAGTTGCTTCAACCCCGTCCGTACCTCCGGCACCGCAGATGCCGCCACCGTACAGGCCAGAATTTCTATCGATCACCGGACCCGAGGCCTATATGAACAATCGATTTGGTTCATCAACGGCTGCGGGGCTTGCAGGAACAAGTCTGATGCAATCCCAGGCGATGGCACTGAATCAAACGGGGCAGCAGAGCGGTAAATCATCACCGCTCACAGTGCATATTTCGGAAGATCAGATGGGCAGTCTGGCGGGTTACCTAAAGGATTTCAAAACGGAAACGACGAACCAGATCGCTGTAAATATTGCGCCAGGTACGGTACAGGTGACTGTTCGTGAGAACGCTATTGATTATGATGCAGTTTCTCAACAGGTGGGGCAACGGATTGCAGTTGAGTTCCGCCGCGCGATGCAAAATCGCAAAACGATTATGGCCTAAGCAGAAAGGAGGCCGCAGATATGGCTGTACTTCAAGATGAGGTTCATACAGCGAAAATGGAATTTACGTTGAAAGACGGCAGTACTTCGTTTCAATTCCCCGTGAATCCGGAAGAAGTCAACATTTCCAGGTCCAAAGGATACGAGACGATTAATATGCTGGAGCATGGCGAGTTTGATTTTGCGCAAGGGGAGAAGGTGAAGGAGATCACCTTCTCTTCTTTTTTTCCCAAAGAGTATGACGAGTCCTATTGTACGGTGACGGACGTTCCTGATCCACGCGTGGCAATGAATGTGCTGAACACCTTCCTCATCTCCAAAAAGCCGCTGCGTTTCATCATCTCCGAAACCGGAGTGAATGTACCCGTGTTTCTGATTTCGCTCAATTCGAGCTTTCGCGGCGGGGAGACGGGCGATATTTATTTTGACCTGACCTTGCGAACGTGGCGTGATTCCAAAGTCGAGAAGGTGGGTTCGGGTGCTGCTGCGAGCAAGTCAGGTTCTCGTACCGATCTGAAAAAAAGTAGCAAGACGTACACCGTCAAAGCCGGGGATTCCCTGTCCAAAATAGCCAAGCTGGAGCTTGGAAACAGTTCCAAATGGAACGAGATTTACAAGCTCAACGCGAAAATCATCGGCAGTGATCCGAACCGGATCAAGCCGGGGCAAAAGCTGGTGATGCCATGACCTACAAGGTCATTGTCGATGATAAACATGACATTACCAAGCTGGTGGAGAGCATTACGCTGAAGGATTCGCTCGACCAGATCGCCTATCAGGCGAACATCCGGCTGGCCGTATCGGCATCTTCGGGTTTACCTGCGATTTCACCGGGCATGGCGGTGCGGATCAGCGGGGTTCCTTTTGGCGAAAAATCGATGGTGCATCTTCTCCATCCAGCGGTCATTTGGGAAGCGGAAAGCTCGAATAGCGGTACCAAGCGTTTGTCCTTCACGGTCTACGACCGAATGATTTATCTTGAAAAATCAGAGGATGAATTCCTGTTTCCCAAGGATCAGACGGCAGCACAGCGGCTCAAAGCGTACGCGAAGGAATGGAAAATCCCCCTGACTACTCTGCCGGATATCAAGACCAAGCTGGGGAAGGCGGTCTATCGGTCGCAGACGATTTTTGCAATGATGTTTGCCGATTTGAAAGAAACGGCCAAGTCCGGGGGAGATATGTATCATCCGCGTATGACGCCAGGCGGGCTGCAATTGTTCAAGGTAGGCAGTAATACAAAGGTGCACGCACTGGATCGGCTAATTGATCTGACACAGATGCGGACGCTTGAAGGCGCAATTACGAAAGTAAAGGTGATGGCAGCGTCTGAGTCCGGCGGTAGCGGTAAAGAGGTGCCTTCGAAAGTACTGGCAATTGAGCAGGAGGATACAGAGCAGCTAGGCACGTTGCAAAAACTGATCGAGGACGATCAGGTAAAAACAGCCGCCGCCGCGAAGAAGCTGGCAAAAAGCAAGCTGACAGGCATTCAGGAGACGTTTACGATCTCGGCCCCGGATATCAATACGATTCGCGCCGGGGACGCGGTCACCCTGAAAGGCCTGAAGCTGATCGTCATGTCTGTCAGCCGGGATCTGTCAGCCGGGCCGGGAACGATGGTGCTGGAGCTGGGCACGGCGGAGCTGGTGAAAAGGAGGTTTTACCTTGAATAGAGAAGATCCGTACGGGCAGTTTGCCGATGTGATGCGGGGAGCGATGAGCACACATTCCCGTCAGGCCGTGAATGGTCTGGGGGCAGTGCTTGGTACGATCACGGCGTCCGGTGTGAAGCTGGACGATTTCAAGCACGAAGTGCAGGACTATCTCGTGGCCGAGCTACCGGGCACGCTAGGGTTGCCGGAGCGCGAGCAGGCTGGCGCGATTTCCGGGATATCTGACGTGGCAGACGGCGGTACGACGGGCACGGGACGGTTTCTTTTGCAAAAAGAGGAAGTGGAAGAAGCGGTCTGGTCTTTGGGCAAAGGATTGAAAGCCGGAGATCGCGTGCTGGCGATGCGGGTGAATGGCGGTAACGATATTGTGGTGCTGTGTAAGGTGGTGAGTGCGAATGCCTAGTTTGTTTCCAGAAACGGTCTGGGGAGATGAGGAGAACCTGTCGGATTCGACTTCAGAAAGAGTGCGTTTTGGGCGAAGCTGGCGATTCGATTATAATGCTGGGGATTTTGTGCTGACTCCGAGTGGAAAAGTGGCTACGGCAGACGCGCATGAAGCATGGGTGCAGTGGTGTATCAAAGCAGTAAAAACCCCGCGGTACAGACATGTGATCTACTCTCGGGACTACGGTTCGGAACTGGAGGATCTGGTCGGTCAGGGGGATAGCCGCGGTGTGATGGAAAGTGAGATTGCCCGAATGGTGACGGAAACGCTGCTGGTTGATTTGCGTACGGATGCGGTGGACCAATTTACGTTTGATTGGGACCGGGAGCAGTGTGTGTTTACGTGCCGGGTGATGAGTGTACAGGATGAGATGTTTATTCTGGAAAGTGAGGTGATCTGACGGGATGGCTGAGATTCCGCGTTATTTGGAGGACCAGACGGAGGAACAGATTATGCAGCGCATGCTGGATCGTCTGCCCGCGGATCTGGATAAGTCGGAAGGTTCGTTTTTGTGGGATGCGGAGGCCCCGGTAGCTTTTATGCTGTCCGAGGCGGCGCTTTGGGCGCAGGAGCTGCTGCGGCGCGGATTTGCCAGTACGGCGGCGAGCCGTGATCCGAATTTTCGTTCGGAGGAACTGGATTTGCGGGCAGGGGAACATGGCATTACACGCCGGGCGGCGGTAGCGGCACAGGGCAACGTGAAATTTACGGGTGAGCCGGGGAAAGTCGTGCCAGCAGGTACGGTTGTAGCTACGCTCGCAGACGAAGTGTCTGGTGAAGCATCGCTTGAATATGAAACGGTGGGCCGTGTGGAGCTGGATGAGGATGGTGTGGGTAGTGTAGGTGTACGTGCGCTCGTTGCTGGAAAAGAGAGCAATGTACCCGCAGGCACGTTAACCGTGCTGTCTACACCGGTAAGCGGCGTGACGTCTGTTGTGAACACGGACGTTATCAAGGGCGGAGCGGACATCGAAGCGGATACCGCGCTGCTGGAGCGCTTTTATGCCAAAGTCCGCAACCAGGGAACAAGCGGCAACAAGGCACAGTATGTGCAATGGGCCAGTGAAGTGCCTGGCATCGGGGCAACGCGAGTAATCCCGCTATGGCAGGGGCCGGGCACAGTTGGACTGTATCTGCTAGATACGGACAAGCGTGCTGCGGGATCTGATCTGGTGGCGGCAGTGCAAAAGTATGTTGACCCCACGCAAGATGGACAAGGTGAGGGCGTTGCTCCGGCTGGCCCTGTGGTGACGGTGATGCCCGCAGAGGAAGTGCCGATGAACATTCAGGTGAAACTAACACTGGCAAGTGATGCCACGCTGGCGGATGTCCGGGCATTAATCGAACGCGGCGTGACCGCGTATTTGAAGCAGCTTGCTTTTGCTGACCCACTTGTTCGTTACACACGTATTGCCGCGATTCTGCTAGACATCCCGCCGATTATCGACTATTCGCAGCTGACCGTGAACGGTGTAAGCGACCAGAATATCGAGATGACCGCCAGCCAAGTGGCTGTGCTGGGGACGGTGGATGTGCATGAGTAGTGTGGGGATTGAGGTAAAGGATGCGGTTCAGAAAGTGAGTGGGGAAGAACAGCCGAGTGAGCGGCTTCCCACAGATGTGAAAAGAAAGGAGGACACAGGACATGAGTGCTCCTTCTGCAGTACATGCTGGACTGACGAGTGAGAAGGGCCGGGAGATGTTCTCTTATTTGCCCCAATATTATGAGACTTCTCGAGTCATGCAGGCCGATATGCAGGCCAAAGGTGCTGAAATGGACTTGCTGTATCAGGCTCTGAATGAGACGCTGGAGCAGTTTTTTGTCCGCACGGCGACCTGGGGGCTGGATTACTGGGAGCAGGAGCTGGGCATTGAGACAGATCGTCTCAAACCTGTGAACCAGCGGCGTGCCGTGGTGGAGTCGAAGCTGCGCGGGGCAGGCAAGTTTTCGGGAAGACAAGTTGCTAACGTGGCTGAAGCCTATGCCGGGGGCAAGGTGGATGTAAAGTTCCAGCCGGAAGCGTGGAGTTTTACGGTGAGCTTTGTCGATACGATGGGCATTCCGCCCAATATCGATGATCTGAAACGAGCTATTGATGAAGTGAAACCGGCCCACATGGCTGTGGAATACAAATACCGTTATCTGGTCTGGGACGATCTGGACAATAAACAGATGACCTGGGATGAACTGGACGCCGCGTCCCTGACGTGGAATGAACTGGAGGTGTGGGCGTAATGCCAAAAGAAACTGATCGACTGAAATTACCTCTTCCCTTGGGGAATGAGAATGTGACCCGGGAGAGTGTTAACGGAATTTTTGAAAAGATTGATGCAGGTGTTGCCACACAGGCGGATTTGGATACGCTTCGTGAAGCGGTGAGCAAGATGGATATTCCTGATGCGTCCTTAACGCAGAAAGGGAAGGTGCAGTTGTCGAACAAGACGGATGGTACGTCCGAGACAGTGGCAGCGACGGAGAAGGCGGTCAGGGATGCGAGGGTGGCGGCAGCAAGTGACGCTAAAGTCCAAGCCAATAGTGCTGAGGCAAACGCAAAATCTTATATTAATACTCTTCAAAGATGGGGGGCGTTTTAGATGGCTGATGTAAGTAGAAGATTAGTAAGAGGTATTTTAACTACAAGCAATACTACGTTGTATACGGTTCCTTCAAACACAACAACTTTTATAAAATCATTGAGTTTGTGTAACACGACTACAGTAGCGGTAACATTTGATTTATATTTTGCGGGGTATCAATTTGCTCAAGGTCACACAATTAAAGCAAAAGATACTTTAATTATACCTTGTGTAGATCAAATCATACATGCTGGTGAATCCATTACGGGCAATGCCTCAAACCAAAGTGTGATAGTTTTAATCAGCGGAAAAGAGGTGACGCCTTAATGCCTACGATAGATAACTTTTTATTGGACAATAATTTAATTGATGGAAAAAATATTCAAAATAATATAAAATACGCAACTGGAACAGTTATTTCTAGTAGTTCATCGTATAACTTTATTACTTTGTCACTAGAAAATGTAACTAGATGGCGTGTAATTGTAACAGGATTAAGTTTTGTACCAAATAGAATTATTTTAAGTGTAACCTCAGAAACTCAGAGTGTATATTCTACCTTAAATCAGTCAGCAGCATTTACTCCCGAAGGTTCTAACTATAACGCAATAAATGAATCTTCTGCAGGGAGTAGAGCTCTTTCTTTTAAGGTGCAATTGTATTCTGGGAATGGTTCAGGTAACTCATATATTTCTGATACATCATTCGCTTTGCCTGTGATAGCAAGTAGTGCACAATTTAAGTGGGAAGCATTTCTTATCTGAGAAGGAGGTTGAAAAATGAACATTGGTGCTAAAGTTTATTATGATATATCAACGGGAGATATTCTCGTCAATACCGGTGAACGCTCAGGTGATGTTAAAGTTACAACTATAGAAGAAGATTTTGAGATCTATGATGAACTTACAAATAAAAATCCGGAATTAATAGGAGTACTTCAACTTGAGTACGGAATTGATTTTTTTGATAGGAATGAGGGTGGATATTTTAACAAGATTGATCTCGAAACTTTAAAACCTTTCTACTTAAAAATTTAGTGGATCCAATAAATAAAACGATTGATTAGCTAATTCTTTTCAAAGGAGGTGAAACCATGGAACGCTGGGACACCCTATGGAAATGGGGAATTGCACTGATGAGTAGCTCGGCATCCTACTTCTTCGGAGGTTGGTCAGGGGTGCTCGGTGTCCTACTAGTGTTCGTCATTCTTGACTACCTAACAGGCATCGCAGCAGCGGGCATGACGGGTAAACTTGAAAGTAATGTCGGCATGTTTGGCATCGCGCGAAAGGTATTTATATTTGCAATGGTATCGGTGGCTCATCTGGTGGACGGTGTTCTGGGAGACGGACATTTGTTCAGGGATGCGGTCGCCTTTTTTTATATCGCAAATGAGTTGCTGTCCATTATTGAAAATGGGGGCAAGCTCGGTGCTCCGATTCCGCCAGCCATTCGGCAGGCGATCGAGGTGCTGAAGGGGAAGGGAGGGGCTGGGGGATACCCCGGCACCTCCCCAGATCCTGCCAAGGACTCTTTTCCTCGTAACAAATCGGATGAAACAGAAACAGAAACAGAGCCAACGAAAGATAATGTGAAGATGTCTTAA